CATTTATTGCCTTGTCACGGTAGCAGACCCGCTAGGTAGTTCAGCAATCCTCAAAACAATACCGGATCCTGCAGAACGTTGTGTGCGGGCGATAGTTAGTGGCGCAGCAGAGTCGAGGCCAAGTAGCCTCCAAACTTCTGCTAGCTGTGTAGCCTGAGCGTCAGTCAACCCAGCACCCCCCGCGCCTCCAGATTCCAAAGCGGCACCAGTAGATCCTACACCTAGGTGGTCTGCAACAGGCTCATCCCACACAGCGTCCGCTATAGCCGCTGGGTCTACTTCTGGAGTGGCAGCAGAATCCACAAGGTTAGAAACCTTGAGTGTAGTTAGTACCGTGTATCCTCCAAGAGTCGGCACAACGGGGGGAATACCCGGAGGATCGTAGAAAACATTGCCGTTGATAATAAGCTCGTGGTCCAGCTCTGCAGGTCTAAATCTCCAAGGAGCCAGCAAGAAAAAGGTACTGCCTAGATTCTGCACGTCAGAAATAGGGTCACCACCGACAACTCGAAACGCGGGCGGGTATTTCAGGTTATCTGATAGCTGAGACCACACCTTCCACTCCGAGTAGATTTCAAGCCAATCTATCTCGTTATCCCCGCCTGCGCTAATCTCAATGATTCGCAGAGGTCCAGAAGTGTCGAATGTAACTATATCAGGCATCTATCATACCGGCATTGTGCTTTGGCAAGCGTCACAAAACGTCCAATAATCGCAGCCGTCATAGGCGACCTTAGAAGGAGAAGAGCATTTAGGACAAGCTTGTATACGATCTGTTATTGCCATTTTAGCAGGAATTTTCAAGATGGCTATTTGGGCATCCTCGTAAATCTTCGTCGCAACATGTGTAAGAGCATGCTCTACGACACGAACAGCCTTTACCGACTTGTCGATGATAGCTTCTTTAGCCTGATTACGCGCTTCGTAAGAGGTATTTGCACGGCTGTGTTCAACCCATACGTTACCAACTTGAATCTCAATCACAAAGTGATGAGCTTCTTTTCGCCAAAGGCGTTCTTCTAGTTCAGGCATAAATCACGGGTTGTTGAAGTTCAAGTCAATCTGCTGGTTTAGATCATAACCTTGACTGCCAGAAAAGGAAACATTTTCCTTGCGAACAGGCTTGTATTGTGTACCGGTAAGGGGGCCCAAAGCAACAATATTGTATGCCACTGATGCCGCCAAACCAGCATCCCAAGGTGACGCCGTTGTTGTCTCAATGCCAGCTACTTCGGAACCGTCACTAACTTTGTAGACGCGAATTTCAGACCCAACAACGTTAGTGAAGCTAACAGTGATCCCAACGGGTGGTGCATACTGTGTCCCATCATCGGCAGTCATATAGGTGATGCCCCCGGCACCTCGGTCGCTCAAAAACACACCGTTAGTGTTTGCAACGTTACGCTCTGTCCTAAAGGTGCTATTCCCGTCTGCAAATACAATTTGAGCCCACTCCTCAGCACCCCACTCAATGGCAGTCTGGCCGACTGCCCCAAGAGTATCTTCGGCCATTCTAGCAGCCCAATAGTCATACACCGTTTGTAGGCTGAGCGCTTGGCAGTCGATGTGCGTTGCAAAGTCTAGTTGCACAAGTGGATTCGTTACGTAGGCGCGCGTAACTCCGCTTACCTGTAGAGCCTCTCCCGCTGTAAACGAAGAAATGGCGTTTCTATTCCTCAGGTGGATTCGCCCCGAGGCGGTTGTACCTTCTGTGATCTCGGTAACGATGCCGTTAGCATTGCTGGTTAGTCCGACAACAGTATCACCCACGTTGAACGCTATCGTGCCCGTATCGTAGCTTAGTAGAGACGAACCGTTGACGGTCTGCTCCATGGTGATGGTTGAACCCGCCGAGATTGCTGTCGCCTGAGTAGTCTGAACGATGTTGGGGTCAGCAACCAAAACGACACCCTGTGTTACTCCTCCAGTGATTGTGAAATCTGGAACTATGGGAATGACGAAGGGCAGCTTCAACCACTCATACACTTTGAGCGCGAAATCTCCATAAGAAACGGTAGTAAACACGCTCGATGGGTATGTGTATCGATTTACCAACACGTCTGTCGTCGCGTACCCGTTAGAATCAGTATCGACAAAGTTAGCGGTCGGAAGATCTTGGTTGGTCAACCCCTCATAAATGTAACAGTCAGCATCTGTAATGGCAGTACCATCCGGTTCTGTCACAGTAACTTGGACGGAGAACAATCGGTTTACTTGGTTTAGATCATCTATCTCAAAGCTAATGAGAGTAGAATCACTACCAAGGTTTACTGGATTGACAAAGTTCCAAGTCTTGTCATCATGAACACGAACATTACGACCGGCAGTGTTAACAAATACACAGTTTCTTACTTCCAACGTCTCAGTTAGCCCATCATCCAGGGACTCGAATCCATACATACCAACCATCTGCCCAGACAGGAAAGTGGTAGTGTCCTCGATCCTGATGGTGTCGTTAGTAGTGCTCTCTCCTACGAAAATGATTCCATCGATCTCAAACGTTCCCCCCAACAAAGCTACGTAAGTCGCTGATTGTATCTTGCCGGAGTGCCACACGTGCGTGCCTCCGGCTGAGTTTATGTTGTTGTTTGCCACAGCGCCGAACAACTGGAAGTCGTAGAAGTTTGTGAAGCTGCCGCTAGCTAGCTGCAGCCCCCACTCTCCGTCTGTGCCGTTAACGACAACGCTTGCGCAACCAAACACAGGCAGGTCTACAAGGGGGTATCCGATATCCAGACGTCCGTTGCTAGCTATATATACGGACCCTGCTGACGTGGAACCGTTATCATACCACTCGACAAGTTTCTTATCACCTGCCCAGAACATGAATGCGAAAGTTCCTGAGCCGTCAATGACTAGCTCACGCTTCCATTCCCAGAAACCGTTTCGGGTGTTCAACGACAACCCAGCCAGCGTGGCTGCGTCCTCTAGGATGTAGCTAATCTCGTAGGTACTAGTGTTGTCAGGATTTGTTGTCCAAGGCTCAGAAACGTCGAGATCAACATCGTCTCCATCACCAAGAGACAATGTTTCTCCAGAAATATACCTAGTTTGCCCAACACCTGTACCACCGCTAATATAGATCAAGCGACCCGTATAGGTCGGACTTGCTACCAAGTTACCGTTATTCCCAGTAGTAATAGGGTCGTTCAAACGAACCTTTCCACCGGTAAAGGACTTTACGGTACCGTTTTTTGCACTAGTAGTAACAGCTGTTCCTGCACCTGCTGAGTAGGTGATAGCCACTATAACCCCACATATGTCAAACCATCACGGGTTGAGGAAGTTTCTCTCAATGTTGGACGTTACCGGGATGGTCACAGCGGTGGATGGAATGGTCTGTACCGTAGTCTGTGTATACTGCGCCCCAGACTGTCCAATAGCACGAGCCTTGACGAAGGCATCTGTGCTTGCAGTACGCCCACCTTGCGTGTTTCCGGAATAGTCGAAAGTGAATACAAAGTCCGCACTCGGGTCTGTGCCTGTCACATCCACCGGAGTGTCATCCTGTACGATGATTGCGTCAGGAGAATCGATCGGATACTGGTCTACGCTACAAGAAGAAGACCCAGTAGTTACTATAGTGTCACCGTCGTATCTAGTTACGCTCCACACAGAGGTAGACGTCTCAGTAGTTACTTGGTAGATGCCATTCATAGCTGCGTCAACACCAGTCTTCCCGGTAACGCGCACATATTGTAGGGCACCTACAGCAAGCGTAGGTAGATTAGCTCCTGTGGAGTTGAAGGTACCATTGGCACCGGTACCCGCTGTAATGACCAAATCAGCTACAGTGGTGTAGATGGTTGCGTCAAAGAACAGTGTGTACTTAGCCAAAGAGTCATCAATAATAGTGGCATTGAAATCCAAGGTGACTGGCACTCCGAGCGGGTGAGCACGCTGAATTCCTAGGTTATCGTAATAGACCGTGTTGTTACGACTAGACGCATTGAGGCCGGAGATGAATACTCCAGACCCGCCGCCATCCGGGTTCACCGGGAAGCTCAAGCCACCGTCCACAGATCCAACTTGTAGAGTCGGACCTAGGAAGCGCATCAAACCGTCCATCATAACACCAATAGCAACGTCTGCGTCGGCATCAATGTCAGAAGTCTTTCTCAACTGACGTTGCGTCCACTCATACACCTGGGTGTTAGTACCATCATTACCAGTGATTACAATACCGAAGTTGTATGGACCGCCTACCAAGTCTCCAGATCCACCCAACGACTGGGGGGTTGCGTAGTAAGTCATACTCATGCCGGTGTAAGGCACAGACCCGTCAATCGTCGCATCGGATGCGGAGATATCAAGGTCCTGAGAGTTAGACAAACCGAACGTGAACAAACGGTTTGAGAGGATGGTTTCACCAGCGGAAGTTAGGTTAGCCTGTGCGAACGTTCTAGCGTTAGTGTCACCCGACGTTGTACGCACTCTCAACTTCAGTGTGAGGAGGTTTCTATTATCCGTCGCAAAGTGGACAGTCGTATCTGCAGCGTTGTTGGTAAGTGTACCAGCCACAACTACAGCACCGTTTACCGAGTCCTGTACGCTTGTAAGAACGTAGGTACCATTGTTTCCTACATCCTCTGCGTCAATGATAACAATCTGACCGCCGACCTTGTAGCCGTCGGTTCTCCAGTTTCCACCGTCAGCTCTAGTGATAGTGTTGGTTACTGTGATAGCAAATCCTGGAGACGGATCGGCCGGCGTTGCTAGGCCGTTGTAAACCTCGATAGGCTCATTTACAGGACCAGCAAAAGTAAAGCTTACAGTGTCATCTACCGTGGTATCAGACCCGAAGTGATAGTAAGCCGTGTCACCAGTACCAGGAGTCTCGTCTAGGAAAGCACCAAGGGTTCGAATACCCGCATACTGCTTATTCAAGACACCCGCAGCACTAACCTCGGACCATCCCATGTTCCTGGGAAGCTTTGTGGTCCTAATGCTGTGTGTAGCGTTGTCAGCCATCTGCCAACCGGAGTTGTTACCAGACGGGTCCTGACCTACGAAGTACTTACCAGCGTCAGCGTCGATACAAAGCATCGGGAACGGTGCGTTTGCAATGAGGAAGTCATCGTCCTTCCAGGAAATTACCGTGAAAGAATACAACGCCTGTCCTAGAACACCGTCTAGGTCGAGACCACCATTCTCCATGAGATAGATATCCAGTGCTGCAGTGTCGTACATGACACTCTTGTCAGCATGGATAGTAGTAGCAGCTTCCGAAGCTGCGTTATTCGGATCGTTGGTAGAAAGGTCTAGCTTAGTACAGGTGTAGTCACTCGTTGAAGTATTGACGACAGTTACTTCATACGTACCGTTGTTATCTGGGTCTGAGTGGTCTCCAACAACGAATCTAGACCCAACTACCAGTGCAGGAAGCTCACTGAGGGCTGAGGTAATGTCTACCACTCGCACGCTCTGGTTTGCAAAAACCATGTCAGAGACAGCAGTAGTTACCTTAGAGAACATGCTCGCAGATTCAGACCCAGAGGCTGACGGAGCGCTTCCTGTAACCTTTGTGCTGGGTAGAGAGCTTGCACTAGGCGTACCGGTTGCAATGTAAAGTCCGTTGTTCACAGCAACACTGTGATCACGGATTTCAAAGAAATCTCCAGCTGCTAGGACTTCAAAGTTAGCGCCAGCAGAAGTATGAGTAACATTCAGCCCTGTGGGTGTGCCAACCACCCAATCAGACACAACGGTTTCCTCACCCTGGGACAGAGAGTTGGGGTCCGCAATTACGCCTAGTGCCATTTCAGTTGTTCCTTGCCTTTATGAAAGCACAGTAACCCGAGTCGTCCCTCCCGGAAGTTAGTCCTACCCTCATGATACAGATACAAGTAAAGGTACCAAATACTGAAGGAGTTGTCAATTACAAATCAAAGTGTGGGAGGTAGCCCATTGGCACTACTTTCCCTAGCTTTCTTGCCTTGGTATCTCTTCCTGCCTCGCAGGAAGATGCCAGTAACAAAAAGGAGGCCATTAGTCTCCTCGACTAATACCTCCATCAATCCAGACTCGTTTTCTTTACTCAGTTTTCGTGCAAGAAGTTCCGCTTCACGGAAGTCAACAACTTCCGTGAGATCATCTGATTGAAAATCACGAATAAACCAACGCCGCATTTAAGCGAAGTATAGCACGCTTAGATGTGCAGGACAATGGGTGGGTTTGTAGGTTTGTACGCCTCAGTACAAACACTTGCATTTACTACAAGGGTATTTCCCAGCATGTAGATGCCATATCCTGGGTGAATATGCCCACACACCACCAACCTCGGTTGGTTCTCTTCAATCCACTGGCGCTGATACTTACAGCCCACATGTTCTCCAAGCTTAAAATTCCTTGGAAGAGTCATATCCCCTACCCCGTATGGAGGGCCGTGTGTCAGCAAGATATCAATGTCTGGCGGCACCTTTTCCCAGACTTTCTTCATCCCTTCGCGAGATACGTTGAACGCCCAGTTATAGAACTCTGGTTGTCGAGGCTCTCCCCAAATCTTAAGCCCCAAAGCTTCATACAACTGACCGTTGAGAACGGCATCAGCAGCCGGCACTTTTCCAACCGCTCCGCACCAATCGACTTCAAAACTCAAATCATGATTACCTGGGATGATGACCTTGTGGGCAAAGCTACCTTGTGCATCCAACCAATCATTAAAACGAGACAACTCATCAGGGCGTCCTCGAAAGGTAAAGTCTCCTGCGTGGAGCAAGATATCCCCTTCCGGCATAGGGAACATTCCGTACCGATCGTGAGTATCTGCTACTAGAACCAGTTTTCGATTAGGATTTCCAGGCATTTACGTCCATGAAGGGGAAGGTTTCTGCCGGGATACATACACTCGGAAGTGCATACACAAAGTGAACACAATCATCTTCTATAGCCAATACAACCTTGAGATAATAAGCGCTACGTATGATAGGTATCGGAGTCCAGACCCACCCCTCCACCCACTCCCCATCTATCAGGATCATGACATTGGGATAGTCAGAAAGGTTGTATTCCACCTTACCAATTGTGATTAATACTCTTCGTTCAAGGTCAATCCGTCCTATTGTGGTGTTGTGTGCTGTCACAGAACGTCCCATTCGCCTGATTCCGAAACCTCAACTTCCCCTTTCGTATCATCAGGAGGAGTACGCATGTAGGCTTCGAGAGCAATAGTTTCTTCTTCAGTCATTCAACATCTCCCACAAACCAGTGCGAAGGGTGACCTTAGCTTTCCACTTAGTCACGGCCTTGGTGCGAGTCAAGTCAGGAAGGACCCACCAACGATAAGAACGCGGTGCCCTAACTTTTTCTACCTGGACAGGGGTTGATGGACCGTACGCGAGTTGCCAAACAGAGTCTGCAAGGCGTTTGATGGAAGTTTCCTCCTCAGACCCTACGTTGAAAATGCCGGTAGTTCCTTCTAGAAAACGCTGGACCATCCTATCAAAGATTGTCAAGAAATCTGTCTGATGTAAGTACGTGCGTGTTTGGTACCCTGGCGCATAGATCGGCAACGGCGTAACGTTGCAAACACAGTCTAGATAGTCTACAATCAACCCTTCTTTAATATCAGGACCATAGATGTTGAAGATACGAAGCACCATGGTCTTTGTATAGCGCAGGAAGTAGTTCTCCGCTTGCAAGTACTGAAGCGTACTTGCGATTGTAGGCTCCGCAGAAGATGGCAATAGAATTGGGTCATCCTCTCGCATGGGAACTTTGTCGCGAACCCCGAGAGCCAGATCGCGGTCTGAATAGACCCAATCGCTACTCAACAGAAGCACTGGAATTTCAGAACTTGGACAATCAAGCCGCCAAGTCTCTGGAGCACCAGTCAAGCCCCCCTGAAGTACAAAATCAACATCTTCATCTGGAGAAACGAGAGCAAATCCCCTTTTGATGAGGTGGTCGCGCAACATGTAGAGCTGCGGGTGGGCCCCGGCTACAGTGAACTTGATACGTCCCTTAGTGCTCACTTATTCAAGTCCTCCCAAGTACCACACTTACATTCAAACGGATTCTTACCGCAAGAGGGGCACTTAGGTAGAGAAGGCTCTGGAAGCTTTGAACGGTCAGTCTCGGGGGGTTTCTTCGCAGACATGGTGTCTCCAAGCATCTGGTTGGGTTCTTTCAAACAACTCGTCTAACAGCCCTAATTTGACTGTAGTGGTGCCTATCTCAAAGATAAAGCCCGCTGTTGAACGGGAAGCCATCCCCAAATTAGCCACTTTGTACCAATAGTCAATCGGCATCATGAAGAAATGGGGTTGGTGATTTCTAGTGAACACGAGGAGAGGAATCTTTCCTTCGGGAGTTTCAGCAACAGCCTGTTCCCACCACTTGATTATGTCACATCTGGGAGACGTTAGAAGTTGTTCGAGATGCCACCCTTCTGCGTTCTTAGACTCGATACAAAAAGGAAATGTCTCATCTGTCGTAACAACATCGCCAGCGAGGCTCATAGCCTCATGCTTGTACCCTCTAGTAGCGAAAGAGCCTGATCCTGGAGTTCTGTAGAATTCCTTACCCCACCAGCTTGAGAACTTCTTTACTAGGATACGTTCTCCCCTGTTCCCTTTACTCCTACTATTGATCTTCTTGCTCACAAAACATCCCAATCATCCTCTGCCCAAGTCTTAGTTTCAACAGCTTTCTTGGCCTTAGGCAGAGGCTTCCGTTTAGCCTTAGGTACGGCATCACCCTTGGTAACGCTAACCCGCTTGTATCCCTTGGCTTCCTTAGCGTCAAGGTAATCTGCATACATGTCCCAAGCAGTAGACTCCGTACCCACGTATTCTGTCCTACTGTCTCCAAGCGTCCCGATCCTACCCCACTTTCGTATAACTTGATATCCGTCCATATCAGGCACGTAAACCAACCTGACTTCGTAGAACTTGTTAGAAGTTCCCTTCTTGTACTCTAGTCGCGTAGTCTCAATTTCACGGTGTTTCTTAGTCATTTGAAGGAGTTACCGTATTTGGTTCAAAGACAGCACGCTCAGGGTCCCAGCCTCGCTTTAGTCGTTTGTAGATCACAAACTGACTGACTGAACAGTCTTTGTGCAGCGCCCATTCCGCTACTGTCTTAGTTTCGTTGTTGATAGTTAGGTTGACGTTAGAACGTTGGTTACGTGTCTGTTCTGCACGAGTTGCCCATTTTACATTACCTGGCTCGTAGTTTCCGTTTGTATCTATTCGCTCAATGGTGTAATGAGGCTCTGGACGCGGCCCCATGGACATGTAGAAAGCTTCGAACGAGTTGCGCCAGAGGTCGCAGACAACGATTCCACGCGCTCCGTAGTTTTTGTAGTCCTTCGAGTTGGGATTGTGGCAGCGTTGGTTCATAGCTATCCACGTGTGGTACTCCAATGGGCGTGCGATTTCTGTACTCTTTGTTTGAGAACAGTTCTTACACATCAGAGTCTTTCCTTTTACGAGATCGTAGACCCTAATGTTTTGAACGGTTTCTCCACACGCCTGACAAATACACCTGTATTTGTTCTTATAGCTGAGTTTCTCTAGAACTTCCCAAGCTCCAAAAACTTGGCCTACTTCAACCTCGATAGCCATATCACTCTAGACGAGACATAAGCCTGTCCCTGATTTGGAGGACACCCTGTTTACGCGCAGTGTAGGTGTGGATACGCTGCGCTGCTTCACTCACGGGATGCTCATTAGCTGCATCTTCGTATAGAGAAATCATGACGTCACACTCGTCGAGAACATTACCACAAATATCCAACGCTTCTTTCAGTCCCGCCTTGTATGACGCTTCAACAAAGAAATCCTGAAAATCCTCCGCATCAGCCTTTGGGAGAAGCAATTTTGAAACATAGGAGGTAACTCGATCTAATACTTTCATCCCTTTTGTGCGCCCTTTGCTTTCTTGAGGAACTCTGGGTCATTCAAGACCTTCTGCGCCTCAGCAACCGACGGTGTAATCACGCGAGGACCCTCTGCCGCGTGCGTCTTCATGACCGCAAGAGCGCGTTGAGCAGCAACGTCGTCTGGAACCTCAACGACATATAGGAGTTTGGTCTCTTCGTCACGCATGAGATCATAGTTCATGCTGACAAAAGTCCTAAACTTCTCAGATTCTAGAAACTGTTGAAGAAGCATTCCCTGTGCAATGAGAATCAACTTCTGCTCTTCTGTAAGAACAATCTCCTCTTCAGGCGGGGAAGATTCTTCGTCCCCGAGAGCATCTGCCCAGTCGTTTTCAGTTTCCATAGGAGAAGATAATCCTGCGGTGAAGGTAAGCAAGGTTTTCCCTTACTGTCTCCACGAGTTGTTGGTTTACAGCTTCTGTGGTGGCATTTATGTTGACCAGGATGTAACGATTACCCCAAATATCCACACGATGTTCTGCCACCGCTGTGCCCAAAGTACGCTTCTTCCCCTTGGCTGTAAATACGCGAGCTGTAGGCGTAACTTCATCTACCTCTCCAAGAATGCGACTCTGTGCATTACCCCTGAGATCCCTAAACCTAGTCTGTGTTATCTGCATGCCTTCCCCTCTTCCTGTGATGATGCACTTGCTCAAAAACCAAGGCACCAAGTAAGCAACCAAATCCTTGTATATACAAATCGAACCCTAACGCAAACCCACCTAAAAAGCACAAGGTAAGTGCGTTAACCACGAGTAAAACATCTGTCGCGCGGGTCATGATGACAACCTAATCACTTAGCCCTACCTGTCAACACAAAACCGGCTGTGTCAATATCAGCGATGAAGCGGTCAAGTGTTCCGTCGTTAACAATGACGTAATTAAAAAGCTCATCATCGAACGATTTCTGTTGCTTCTCAGAAGGATGTCCCTCGATCCCCGTAACACCTGCTCGATTGTCTGTATCGGGACGCTTTATTCTGATGAGAAAGCCATTAGCTTCTTTGATACGCTCCAATTCATTGTGGAAACGTACATCAGAAATGACTACTCCAGACGGGGGATCAGATGCCTCACTAGTAAAAAGTCCTGCTAAGCGATCGTAAACTAACCCGCCCTCTAACAAATATTCTGAAACCTCGATAGCATGACTAATCCAAATGTCTGACTTTACAGTTCTGCCCCACTCTGTACCTAGCGACTGTAGCATAACTCTGGGACTAAGGCGTGGGTGCTCGGTTGCAAGTAGCTTCAACCACCCTTCTAGAGCTTCTAAGGCAGCCGTCTTTACATCCCCCTCTTCTGGAAAAAGCTCTTCAACAAAAACAGGATTGTACTCTGCCGCTCTCTCGGTTACGTCTGCCCACCAGGTATGAAATCGTGATCTCCCGTCAGGTGTGTTTCTAAACTCGCTAGGACCCCACAACTGCTGCTCTGTAAAATCAAACACGCGAAATGCATAACGCTTGAGAGGGTCAGCCAAGGCTACCTTCACAAAACCAAACTCATCAACTAGTCGGTCAGCAGCGCTGTCTTTGCCACTACCCAATTGTCCTGAAATCCCCACAATCTTCTTCATAGTCCCATCTCTTCCATATCGGAAAGTGAGATTACGTATACCATGTCGTCGTTAAACCCTTTAGCAGCCCTCGCAAGACGAGATCGCATCGTATCTAGCTCTACAGCACGCTCACACAAAGCCTTTATATAGCGAGCTTTTGTGTTCATTGTGGGAGAATGTACCGCCACCAACAGCGCAGCAACATCGCTCATGTTTGCCCCTAATTCTCTCTCAAGCTGATTCAGAATGTCTTTGGTGGCCTCCTCAAGCATTCCAACCTTCTCATATAGCGCCTTCTTGATAAGGCTGCCGTGATACCCAAACTTCCACTCACCGCCGCTAATATCTACTACTCCAGGACCTTTTGGATTCCTTGAAGCAACAATAGGGTCGCGATTACTCATGCGCTTGCTCCAATCTTGAAACACCGTTTTCCTTTACCACCTTAAAGGCTTTGGGAAACAGTTGTTGAAAAGACTCTTTGTGTGTGATGCAGAAAACGGTGGAGTATTGTAGCCTTTGTTCGTTGAGAAGTCTAACGATACTCTCATGTCCTGTGGCATCGATAGACTCGAAAGGCTCGTCCAAGAAACGGAAAGATATCCTCTTATTCGCGCGGAGTTGAGCCAAATCCCCCAATGCGAACGCAATGGCAAGATCGGCCTTAGCTCTTTCTCCTGAAGAAGACCCGCAGTAAGAGTCATCACCATCCTTTTGGATCACTTGAACGGTGAATTCCTCTTTAGTCTTACCACTACGAAGTTGTCTCTCTGTGGAGAAGTTGATAGTCATTTCACTGTCTGTCAAGATGTCTGCATAGTATTTAACGCGGGAATTTAGTATCGGCGTAACGTGCTGTAACATTAGGCTTCTAAGACCTCTAGCACTGAAACCCTCAACCCAGAACTTGAGGTTCTCTTCTGTTACTTCCAGGTCCTTTATGGCGGCCTTGATTTCAAGACTCTCAGCAGTTATTTCGTATTCATTATCTACTGCGTTTGCAATAAGCCCCTTGAAAGGTGCTGTGCGAGCAACTATCTCATCCTGAAGTTCAGAAAGGCTGCCCATCTGTACCCACAAGTCGTCAGCTTCTCGCTGTGCATACTCCCCGTCTGTTATAGTCGCCTTCAACTCCATAGCTTGATTGTTGAGAAGAGCAATGTCTTCTGAGAGCTTCTTTACAGTTGTTTCTGCAGCCCTACAATTAGCCTCTAAAGCTATTCGACTCTCGTTTATTCTTGCAGTTACATCTGTACAATTTTCAAGCGCCTTTTCATAAACAGCTTGATTCCTAACCGTCTGTTGGGACTTATATTCTCCAGAGATAGTTTGGCCGCAGTGGTCACACACGTCTCCCAACCCCTTGAGTTTGGTGATTTTATCGTTGAGAAGTCTAAGTTCAGTCTTAAGCCCAGCAATTGTTTCTCTGGAGTTTGCATTGTATTCCGCCAAGATAATATTGTGTTGCTTTTCTGCTATAAGCGCCGCTCTCTTCTCGTCACGAAGGGTGCTAGCACGGGCGGTTACGTTGTCTAAAGTCTTCTGGGCTTCTTCCTTTGCTTTTACTCGTACGAGGACTTGTTCTCTACGATCTAGCAAATCACCTATCTTTGCCTGAACGTCTAAGACCTCTTTGCGCTTATCCTCTTCAAAGGACTTCTGTGCTTCTGAGTACGTTTGAATAAGCTCTCGATACTCTGCAGCCTTGGTCTCAAGTTGTTGGACCTTTCTTCTCTTATTCAAGAGGTCTTCAGAGATTGCCGCCAGCTTCTTTTTCGTGATGTCTTGTGCTTTGGAGATGACGTCCATCTGTAGGAGGGTCTCTAGAAGCTCTTTGACGCCCCCGTCTGTCAACTCTGCCACCTTGACCCCAGCACCTGGCATCATGGCCTGGAAGGTCCTGAATGACAGCCCTAGAGCCTCTATGATGCGCTCCTGAGTCTTGGCCATCCCTGCGCCGTCGTCAGTCTCTCCATTCACCTCAAAGACCACATCGTTCGGCTTCTTAGCTTCAGGACCGGTGTGTAGACGATATCTAGTCACGCGGTAGTGAGAGTCTCCGTCCAACCACTCAACCACGACCTTGCAGTCTCGCCCTACGTCTCTACGAACAACACCGTCGTCCTTCTTACCACGGATAGTCTTCCCCCACAAACACCAACAGAGGGCATCGAGAAGAGCGCTCTTACCGGCTCCGTTGCTAGAAGCTTTTGAAGCATCCCTGTTTTCACCAAGAAGGAGAACCAATCCTTGACCATCTAAAGGAAGGGAAACATTCCCCAAACGCATGAAGTTCTCAGCGTGTAGTGTTAGAAACCTCATTTAGCCCCTTTGTAGTATCTTCAAGTTCATCAGGTAGTTCAATGATGACTGCTATAACCTTGACCGAATATTTCTTGCCGGGAACTACTAGTCCTTCGGCATGTTTACGAACAGAGTTCAAAGCTCCTGCCCACACAAGGTCTGCAGAATGGTATTCAGTCCCGTCGTCAGGCACAACGAGATCAACATTACAGTCGATCTGAAACACTTGCTGAGAGTCTGTAATGATTATTTGATTGCTCATAGTACCTCATCCTCTGCCTCAGCTAGCAGCTCTTTACCCAACGCTATTTTGGCTTCTGTGGAGTCTTTGTCGGTGTTTTTGGAGCTGACCCAGCTTTCGACCAGTGCGCGGGGTTCAAGAGTTCCTTCAGGGAGTCTGAGATCTTCTTGTTCGGTTTCGTTGTGTTCGATAATTTCCACGTGGTGGTTATTGTATCTTTGTTCCACTTCACGAACGTCCCTGATTCCCCCTGCTCTCGTATGATAGCGAACGAAATCACGTGGGTGAACTTCCACAGCGTCAGGGTCGACTTCTTGTATGTTGAAAAAGCGTGGGGCACTAGTAGGGACTTGAACAAACTCAATTCTGTCGTCGAAGACTCTGATGTGTAAGAATCCTCTGTTTGTGTTTGCGTCTCCCCAGTTGTGTTGATGGGTGGCTCCGATGTACCAACCGTTTCTAAACAATTGTTGGTGTTGGTGGTAGTGTCCGAAGAGGCAGGCAGTGAACTTTTCGTACGGGACATCAGCTACCCCTATATCTGAATCTGAAACAAGTACATAGTCGCTTCCTACAGTTGCTCCCTGCATACCCAGGTGCGCCAAAAGAAGTGTGGGTACGTTTTGGTTCTCAGCAAGCTCACCAGCGTGCTCTAAACGCTTTTTCGCTTCCTCTCGATCATCTGTGTACGGAACGGGGAGAATAGCCATACAGGTACTATGATCTTCAGGATCAAATAGATAGCGCTTGTGTTTGTCCAAAACATCTACATGCGGCAGTTGAGAAAACGCTTCAAGAGAATGAATGTGCCCAGTTCTATCACTATAGTCATGATTTCCTGGAAGCATTGTGAAGTGCAGTTGATTCATTCTTGCGAACTCACGATGTATCACATTAAAGACATCGGTATGCAGTACGGACCTGCGATGGAACAAATCCCCTCCGAAAAGTACGTGTTTGATAACGTGGTCAACACAGTACTTCTCTATATCTCGTAGAACAGAAACGCAGTCCAACAACCTACTATTGAACAAGCCACCAGCATTTGGGTGAGGCACACGCTTACTGCCATAGCGGTAATTGTGTGCGTGTAGGTCCGAAAAAGCGACCAATTCAATCAGCGGTTTTGACAAGACCAAGCTCCTTTCGAACAGCGGCATCAACTACTGCAAATATTTCAGGATGCTTCTTCAAGGCCAACACTGCATTATCCTTGCCCTGTCCTAGACGTTCCTCGTTGTAAGAGTACCAAGCCGCTGCTTTGTCAATGATTCCTAGCTTTACAGCAGCCTCGAAAACCTCTCCGTGATAGGAAATTCCAGCGCCATATTCATTGTTGGAGTACATGTCAAACTCACACGTAGCGTATGAAGTACCCGCCAACTTGTTCTTTACGACCTTAACACGAGTACGCCCACCGATGACAGTATCTCCAGACTTAATGCTACCGATGCGACGAACGTCTAGTCTAAGGGAAGCATAGAAGGCCAAAGAGTTTCCACCGCTTGTAGTTTCAGGAGAGCCAAACATGACTCCAATCTTTGTACGAAGTTGGTTCAAAAAGATGACAGTAGTTCCTGTCTTACTAACAGACCCGGCAAGCTTACGACAAGCCTGTCCCATGAGGCGTGCTTGAAGCCCCACATGACTGTCGCCCATCTCGCCTTCTATCTCTTTTTTAGGTACGAGGGCAGACACTGAATCGATTACGATCAGATCGTAAGCAGTGGACTTCGTTAGAATATCCACCACTTCCAAAGCCTCTTCACCAGAATCGGGATTGTGTAGGTCTAGGGTTTCTAAGTTTACACCGATGGCTTGTGCGTAATCGTGATGAAATGTATGTTCTGCATCTACAAACGCACACTTACCGCCCCTCTTTTGGGCTTCTGCGATAGCGTGTAGTGTGAGTGTTGTCTTACCGCTGGCATTGGGGCCGTAAATCTCAATGATACGCCCTCTAGCGTACCCGCCAATTCCCGATAGGAAATCAATTCCCAATGAACCACTGGGAATAACTTCTACATCAGGAGCAGCATAGTCACTAGCGGCTGTGATTGTATTCTTACCAAACGCTTTTTCAATTGCGGCAATCGCTGCCTGTCTTGCTGCTTCTTTGTTCATAGTTGTCTCCAAGAAAAATGGGTAGATCTAGGGCGCTAAACTCAACGCCCTAGACCTACCCACAACAAATCAGCTAACAGCAGCTAGCATCTTTTCCCTGAGAGCGGCGGCATCTTCGTCACTCCCATCGTCTTCCCCTTCGTCGTCCCTAGGAGCGCCTACAAGTGATGTAGCAGTAGGCAGGGCGTTTTTAAACGTGGACATGAACTCCACGCCCGCACCACCTGCAAGAAGATCAGTGAGATCTTCCACGCTCATAGAATACCCGACGCTGCTAAGATCAGGAAGAGTCTCTACGGGCGGGGCTACTGTGCTCTTAAGCACGATAGTCGTTTCGTAGCGAGTCTTCAGTCCCTTACCAGACTTGCGGATGGTGACGTCATGGCCCGCCTGGGGGTCAGTAACGTCTGTTCCGTTTACCTGGATGGTGGACAAGATCTGATTGAACACTGTAGAGGGACAAGCATAAACCTGTACCTTTACGTGACCAACCTCGAACGGTACATCAGCTTCAGGACGAGCCTTCTTAAACTCGGCTACGTCTGCCGCTGTGTACGTAAGATCGTTGACGTCAACGATATTGAGAAGGAACGCCGTCTTAGAACGCAAATCCTTTGCTACTTCCTGAGCGTGCGTATCACTCTTCAACTTCTTTAGTTCGTCAACGAATTGGCAGATAGGACAAGGCCCTGTAAGGTACGGCGTGTTCTTTGGACAAAGAACAGGACCGCGCTGTTCCTCGGACACATTCCAATGCTGTCCGATTTCGCGCCAAAACTGTCCAGAGAAGTCGCCTTCTCCAGTCCAACTGGGCATGATGCGGATGCGGTTTTCGCCATCCTGGGGTCTCCAGAATCTGGCGCGTGTTCCACCTCCACCCTTAGAGAGCTTTGTATCAAGACGTTGCTTTTGCTGATTTAGTTTATCCCAATCTAGTCCCATGGTTTTTCTCCATTGTACGGGTTGTAATAGTTACTTCTGGTTTCCGTGTTTTGTGCGGTACATCTCTTGAAGGAGGCTAGGGTCACTAGCAAGTTCCGCACGAATATTGGCGCCTAGTGATACCAGGCAATCTTTCTTGCTGATCATAGCATCGCGAGCAGCTTTTAGCAAGCCTGTCATGCGCTGCGCTTCATGATATTCCTCTTGGAGCGCCACATAATCAGAGGCAGTAATTACCATGTTTTCTACCTTCTTTTCGCTGATACGAATGCCATTACTCGTCATGTTGGCACGCGCTTGAGCATCCAAATGGGCGTACGCCCTGCCTAGCTCTGCCTTGAGGCGACGTTCTTTGTCAAGGCATAGTTCGTAAGCAGTTGCATACCAAGCATAGCGCTTACTGTGCTTTTCGAACTCCTCACTCAAATTCAAGCGATCAATGTCAAGATCTTTCGCCAACTCTGAGCGATGAGCTACACCATCGACATCATATTCCTGATCTAGTATTTCATCACTCATCGCAGCAGTCCTGAAGCTGTTGCAACAGCTAGAAAGGTTAGCATGTAGATTAGGAAGGTAAGAGCCACTGCCGGAACGGCAGCTACTACAAACTTGAGCAGGAATACTGTGAGGTCTGTAATTGACGCATCTGTCCAGTGTTGTGCTACCGTTACAGTACAATCATTTACATGAACAGGATTCCCAGCAGGTTGAGCATCGACGTGTATCCCTGTAACACGTCGATATGTCGGCCTAAGTAGTTCTTTCACTTGTTTTCCTCTGTGTTAGTTGTTACGTCGAATTCTGTTCCAGTAACAGAGTTGTCGTCAATGTTCTCATCCACACCCGCACTCCTAAGAAGAGTTGCTGTTTCAGTATACTCTTCTGTGCTTTGATTACGTGCGTATGTTACAGCATTACTTGCGCCGTAAAGAGCAGACCTGATGCCCTTGGAGCTTGCGTTGAAATTGGATGTAGATCCAGCAGAGATTCCGTATGAAGAGGCGGTGCCAAAGGAATCGATATTAGCCCCCAAGAATACAAACTTCCAGTTGTGCTTGTCTTCTTGCTTCTTTACCAGTGCTGCCACCTTTTCCTTAGTCCACTCTTGGGAAGCATTTTCAGCACCGTCTGTGAATATCAAGACAATGTTCTTTGCAGGTCGTTTAGCCTTGGGCATCTCTTTTACACGCTGCTTAGCATTCTTGACACAACGCCCTACAGCGTCCAAGAGTGCAGTAAGCCCGCGAGGTTCGTAAGTTTCCTCAGAAAGGAACTCAGCCTTCTCAAGAGGAAGATTCATGTAGTTCTCTTCGTAGCGATCATCAAACTGCACCAAGCTGACGGTAGCCTTGCCTTCTGTCTTTTGCTGGTCTCGAATGAAGGCATTCACACCTTCGATGACGTCGTTTCGAAGAGGACTCATGGAGCCGGAACGATCCAAAATGATAGTAATAGAGGTTAGGGTCTCATCCATTAGATATTTTCCTTTGAAGCCCAGTTTGTTGTGCTGAACTGTATATCGACTAGTAGAGGTACGGTAAACTGGGGGAAATCCTCCATCTGTCGTTTGATTTCTTTGAGCAAGGGAATCTCAGATTTGTGCATGTATATCTGAATTTCGTCGTGTACAAAGTTCACGATATGAGACTTCTTTCCACGAAGAAGTTCAGCCACCCTGACGGTTGCTGTCTTAAACACGTCTGCAGCATCACCTTGAATCAAGAAGTTGACACCTTGTCTTCCTGCGCGTGCTTCTAGCCAGAACTTGCTCTTATCTTGGAGGATTCTACATGCCTTCGCGTGTGGTAGATGACGAATGCGACCGAAGGAATTCTCCATCTGTTGGTAACGCCTAACGGTACGCTTGCCTTCATTTACAAAACGCCTTACTCCTAGATACTTGTCCAAATACTGGTCGATGAAATCTTGACAAACTTTGACCCACTCTCGGTTGCTAAGATGTTCGTGCTGCTTGGGTCGAGGGATCTGTTCACTAAGACCGGGAGCACCTACACCATAGATGATTCCGAAGTTGATGCGCTTAGCAATGGTTCGAAGTGCGGAGTATTCCTTATATTTGGGGTGTGTCTCGTTAGCTAATACCGCAACAACTTCTGAGTACTCATGCCCAAACATCTCACAGAAAGTGCGTGTGTGTACGTCCTGACCTCTTGCATATGCGTCTAGTAGCAGGGGGTCCTGTGAATAATGCGCGGTTAGTCTAACTTCTACCTGTGAATAGTCTAAGAATACAAAAACCCAATCATCACCAGGACAAACGAATGCTCTACGTATGCTTGTATCACGCCCAGGGATGTTTTGTAGGTTGGGGTCATTGGACGACATTCGTCCAGTCTTCACGTTCTGGTTGAACGAGCAATGTA